GGGTGGTGTCGGCTATCGTGAGCTTTTACTTTGGTGCAAGCCAGAAACAGGACTGATCATGCAGCGACTGATCGAGCAGCTCAAGCGGCACGAAGGGGTCAAGACCCACGCATACAAGGACCACCTCGGTTATGTGACCGTGGGGGTTGGCCGCTGCCTTGAGGAAGGCATTGGTGTTGGCCTGTCGGAGGACGAGATCGAGTACCTCCTCCTGAATGACATCAAGCGCTGCAACAATGAGCTTCAGAAGGCCTTTGATTGGTTCTCTGAGCTTGATGAAGTGCGCAGGGACGCAATGATCAACCTTTGCTTTAACGTCGGCCTGCCGCGATTGAGAGGCTTTGTGAAAGCCCTTGCGGCGATGGAAGCCAAGGACTACGAGGAAGCGGCCAAGGAGTTCTTTGATAGCCGCTGGGCCACCCAGGTGGGGAGTCGTGCCGTTGAGGTCTGCGCCATGATCAGCACAGGCGAGTATTCATAGGAGTAGGCCATGTTTTTTAGCAATGCGTTTGCACGGCCTGGAATGTTTGCTAGCCAGCGGAACAACTTTCAGGTTCCCAACGCGCAACCGCAGCCTGCTCCTCCTCCCCAGCAAATGCCTAGCGGTTATCAGGCTCAGAGCTACCAGACCTTTTCTGCCCGGCCCGGGATTGGAGCCTTGTACCAGCAAAGGGCAGCAGAACCTATGATAACCAACGACATGGGCATGAGCGGGTTCCTTGATCGCCAAGCTCAAAGCATGCCCCAGCCTGCGAGCTACGCTCCGGTTGCAAGCAATACTATGGGTATGGAGCAGATCCAGCGTTATCAGCCTCCCCAGATGATGGGCATCATGAGCCTCCTGAGCGGCTTGCTTGGCGGCGGATATGGCCGGGGTATGGGATTCCAGCCTCCTCCTCAGAGTCCTCAAAGTGTGGAAGATGTCCTCAGGAGCCGGGGGTTCAATCCGCCATCAAAGCCAACCGGCATAATGACTGCGGATGTCTCTATCTATACCGATCCAGTGACAGGAGAGACAATAACTGGAAGCGGATCAATGAGGCCGTATTACAATAGCTTGAAGACGTTTTACGACCAAAACCCTGAGGCGCTTGATATAGCCAAGAAGTACAAATCCGACGCTGAAGAAAGGATGCAGCAGCAACTGGCTAGCAGAAAAACCAACCCTTTTGATCAGCTTGGTGGCGCTATTCAAGAGCCGAAGGCTGAGCCTGTTAGGGCCGTGGATATGTTTGGGTCTCCGCAGGGCCTGGGCGGATTTGCTCAGCCCCAGATGGGCTTTGGTGGAAAGGGTGGTATCAAAGGTGGCGGGATGTATGGGCGGCCATCCTACGGAATGCAGGCTCGGTACTCGTCACCCTTCCAGGGTTTCTTTTAGCGGCATAGCCTGATAGCGAGGTGATAAATGGCGCTAACCAAGATTCAGTTCTCCCCCGGCGTTGACAAGGAGGGGACCGAGTACACCGCAGATGCTGGATGGTTTGACTCGGACAAGGTTCGTTTTCGTAAAGGGCGTCCCGAGAAGATTGGCGGCTGGGAGAAATACTCCGATAGCGCATTTCTTGGGGTATGCCGTTCACTTTTTGACTGGGCATCCCTTGAGTCGATCAAATACATTGGCCTTGGCACCAACCTCAAGTTCTATGTGGCGCAGGGGACCGGCTTTAACGATGTGACCCCGATCCGCAGCACCACTGGCGCAGGGGATGTAACCTTCTCCGCGACGGACGGATCATCCACGATCACGGTGAGTGACACGGCACATGGCGCGGTAGTCAATGATTTTGTCACCTTCAGTGGCGCGGTTAGCTTGGGCGGCAACATCACGGCCACGGTGCTGAATCAGGAATATCAGATCACCTCTGTGCCGACCACGGACACCTACACCATTGAGGCTAAAGATCCGTCAGGCGTTGCTGTAACGGCAAATGCCAGCGACACCGGCAATGGCGGGGCCAGCACCGTCGGCGCCTACCAGATCAACACTGGCCTGAACGCCTACGTCAGCGGTACGGGTTGGGGTGCCGGGGCCTGGGGATCTGGAACCTTCGGCAGCTCTAGCTCGGTGTCGGCAGCAGGCCAGCTTCGTTTGTATAGTCAGGACGCTTTTGGGGAAGACTTGATCTTCAACCCTCGGGGTGGCGGTATCTACTACTGGGATGAGTCTAGTGGCACGGGTACTCGTGCTGTGAACCTGACAGCTCTGGGTGGAGCATCTAACCCCCCGACCGTTGCCCTAAAGGTCATGGTGTCTGAGGACCAACATGTCATTGCCTTTGGCTGCAATCCGATTGGATCGTCAGACATTGACCCGTTGTTTGTGCGGTTCTCGGATCAAGAAAGCGCAGCAGACTGGACCCCCACGGCGACCAACACTGCCGGGGGCGTGCGCATTAACTCGGGATCTCAAATCATTGGGGCCGTAAAGACCCGGCAGGAGATCCTGATCTGGACGGATGTGAGCCTGCACTCCATGCGATTTGTCGGCGCGCCGTTCACCTTCCAGTTCACGCGCCTTAGCTCCGACGTATCCATGATCTCCCCCAATGCTGCGGTGAACGCCAGGGGCGTGGTGTACTTCATGGACCGGGGAAACTTCTATGTCTACAACGGCTCGGTGCAGCCGCTGCCTTGTAGCGTGAAGGACTATGTGTTCTCCAACCTGAACATGGATCAGGCGTTCAAGGTCTTTGCCGCTGAGAACAACGACTTCAACGAAGTTATGTGGTTCTACCCGGTAGGAGAAAGCAATACCGAGATTACCAATTACGTTGCCTACAACTACGAAGAAGGCCTGTGGTCGGTCGGCACCCTGACTAGAGGTGCATGGGTTGGTGCAGGCACGCGCCAGAAGCCGTTGGCGGCTACAGCATTGCCTGGGGAGAACAACTACCTCTACGAGCATGAAGTCGGCTATGACGCTGACGGGGAAGCCATGACGGCCTACATCGAGTCTGGGGATCTTGAGCTTGGAGAGGGGGAGTTCTTCATGTTTATCAAGAGGATAATCCCCGACTTTACCTTTAGCGGGGATACATCAGGCGCTGAAACGGATATCATCATCAAGGGGAGCGACTTCCCGCTTGAGACTGCAACGACGCTATCAACGTCAACGATTACGTCAGCTACCAAGCAGTCCTTTGTGCGGAATCGGGCGCGACACTCAATAGTCAGGATCGAAAGCAACGGCATTGGCTATGGGTGGAGGCTTGGCGATCTCCGCTTCGACATGCGTCAAGACGGGAGGCGCTGATGGCAGAGCAAAGATCGACCCCGCTTCCTGTTCCCTTGCGCGAATACAACCAAGAGAACGAAGCCCTGACGCGCCGCAACTTGGAGTTCTCTCTCCAGACCATCTCTAATGACATAGAGCTTGCCAAGACCCAGGGCGACAAACCCGGCTCTCTTGCCATGCGGCGCTTCCAATTCCTCCTCATGGGGGCATCATGAGCGACGTAATCAAGGTACTGGGCCAAGCGGCGCCCGGGGCAACCACCACCACCACGCTTTACACGGTGCCCAACCTGACCCAAACGACGGTTAGCTCCCTGGTGATTTGTAACCGCTCGGCTGTAGGGATTACCTATCGTGTAAGTGTCCATGTGGCAGGTGCTGCAGCGGACAATAAGCAGTATTTGTTCTACGATAAGGCACTAGATGCAAACGAAACACAAACAGTGGTTATTGGCATGTGCCTAAACCAAACGGATGAGGTGAAGGTCTACGCAAGCGCGGCTGATGCCTCCTTCAACTTGTTCGGAGTGGAGACAAGCTAATGAACTATCCTGGCTACCAAGCGCCCCTTCAGGGGATGGCAAACCAGATGGCGCAATATGGCCGCTATGGTGACTCGATGCTTGTGCATATGAACCCGATTGAGGTTCAGGGTATCGCTGCGCTGTCTCCTACCGGGCAGCTCACTACCAACCCGGTGACCGGCCAGCCTGAGGCTTTCCTGCCGTTCCTGGCACCTATTTTGGGGACCATGCTTGGGAAGGCGTTTTTGCCAGCACTTGCTGCAAAGGTGGGGATTGCCGGTCTTGGCGCGAACGTAGCAGGCGCTATCGGATCAGGCCTCGCCACCACCGCCGTAACCGGCGATCTCAAGGAAGGCATCCTATCTGGCATCACCGGCTATGGCCTGGGGCAGATGATTGGCGGCGCAGCGGATGCCTTGGACCCGTCGATTGCACAAAACACTGAAGCCCTTGCCAAGACAACTGAAGGACTTGCAAAGGCGGGGTCCGACGCAGCACAAGCAAGTGCGGCAATGACCTCTGCACTTGGGGAGGTTGGGAGCGCAACCAATCCGTTTGGCACGGCAATGACGGCAGATTCCGCAGCAAAGGCTATTGCTGATGCAAGCGCCGCATCCGCCAAGGAAGCGCAGCTTTTAGGCGCCCGGGATATTCTTTCCGGGAAAATTGATGCTGCCCGGTCAGCTATTACACCCATGCAAACTCTAACGGCACCGTTCCGAGAGCCGGGCGCGTTCCTAAAATCGGCAGCAAGACCTGAGGCAATCCTTCCCATTGCAATCGGAGAAGGCACTCGCGGCCAGTATCAAATGCAAGAACGTCTACAGGATCAGCGCCGCGAACTGATGGGTGAAACCGAGGAAGAAAAGGCTCGCGCCCTGTACAACTTCCAAGAAGCCCTTGCTCAACGCGAGCAGGACTATGGTCCCTTCCGCCGCTATGCGGCTGGCGGCATTACCAGCATCAATCCTGAGAACTACCGCCAGAACATGGAAGGACTGCAGCGCCTTGCAGGGATGCCTGTGCAGATGTATTCGGGGGGGTATCTCGGCGGCAGTACTGCAGGCTCTACTGGCGCAGGC